AACAGAAGTTCCAACGATTGAGCTTGCACACCTGACGGAAGCGCAGAAACGGGCGTACATCATCGCCGACAACCGTCTGTCCGAAAACGCCGGATGGGATTTTGAGATGCTTTCCGTCGAACTTGATGAACTGCGCGATCTGGACTTTGATCTGTCGCTCACCGGGTTTGATCAAGAACAGTTGAATGAGCTGATCGGGACGGCTAATACAGGCCCTGCCGAGGAAATACAAAAGCCAACATTTATCAATACGGGCGACCTGGACGACCTCGCCCCGACTGATGAAGAACGGGAGAAAATCCAAGGGCGAAAAATAATCGTCGAATTCTCCGGTGGGAAAGATAGCTCATGCGCTGCGCTGTGGTGCAAGACGTTCTTTCCAGAAGCGGAAATTGAACTGTGCTTTGTCGACCTCGGCGCGGATTTTGAAGGGTTCATGCTATTCAAGCACAAGTTTGCAACCGCGATAGGATGTAAGCTCAAAATACTGCGCTCTGACAGGAACGTCATCGATCTGTTCCTTGAAAAAGGAAAATGGCCGCACCATTCATTTCCGTACTGTCATGATATCTTGCATAAAGCGCTTGACACCTACATAAAGACGCACGATGCGAACGAAATCGTTGTAGTACGCGGTGGTCGCCTGAAAGAGAAAGCGCGGGCCGCCGAAGGACACACACAGCGGTTCCTTGAAATCGACAGAACAAAAGGCTTCACGTACTTTCAACCCCTTTACTTTGCCACCAAAGAGTTCGGCGAACAAAACATCATCAAGGCTGGCCTGCCAGTATGGGAAGGCTACGCCACTGGCCTGCAACGTACCGCATGCAGAGTCTGCCCTGGGCAAAAGCCTCTTACCTACGCAGTCATGCGAAAGAGCTATCCAGAAGTCTTTGCAGAAATCCAGGCGTTGGAGAAAGTCATCGGAACTGGCTATTGGCACGACATTGATCCTGAAAATCTCAAACAGAGATCAGTCTCGGACATGGCCGACAAGGGCGAAAAATTTCTAGCCGAGAATAACTTCAAAGAGCGATTTGCTAAATAGCTATCACTTCAATGCCGTTATCCTCAAGAAGACAAGCCGTTATCCCGTAACCTTTCCCGCAAGACGGGCTATTTGATAGCAAATAAGCCTCCTTGATATCGTTTTTCAGGCAGAGATCGAGCACCTTCTGAGCACCCATAACGTACTCTTGTGTGTAGTCACGGCCAGACTTGAAACCAACTACTACACCTTCCTCTGTCACTTGACAGCCCTCGCGAGGGCAAGGCAGGCCACCAAGCATCTCAGGGCATACCGCAATGAAATCCTCAGCCATGCCTTTTTCTTCCAGAACCTTGCGCAGAAACCCGCTATGTCTGTAACGGCAACGTACACCAGCACAACACTTCGAGATCAGAAACACAACACACCTCCTTCTACTGTGAAAAGTGTTGCCATTATACCACATAAGCATATCTGTGTCAAGTGACGTACTTCACAACTTATTGATTTCATTACGAAATGTCACGACCGAGAATTGAAATCGACCTAAAACGGGTCGAAGCGCTTGCTTCGCGTGGTCTAACCAATGATCAGATCGCGCGTAGTCTGGGAATTCATCCTGCGACGCTGTATGAGCGGAAAGCGCAATTTTCCGAGTTCGCCGAAGCGATAAAAAACGGCCAGTCGAAAGGAATAACAGAGATCACGAATTCTCTCTATGAGAACGCGAAGAACGGGAACCTGGGCGCGCAAATATTCTTTTTGACGAACCGCGATCCCGAGAACTGGAAGAACACGGCGTACAACAAGAACGAGCACACTGGAAAGGACGGTGCGGCCCTGCCAGTGTTGAACGTGGTATTCCAGGAGAGTGGCTAAGGGCGCTGACATTGCGTTCGCGCCGCCGTTTGCTCCACTGTTCAAGCCATCCCGATACAAGGTCTACTATGGGGGCCGGGGTAGCGCGAAGTCATGGAGCTTCTCCCGCGCGCTTGTTTGCATGGCGGCAACGCGCCCGCTGCGTATTCTGTGCGCGCGAGAGATTCAGAACTCAATCAAGGATTCGGTCTACCGCCTGCTGTGTGATCAAATTGAAGCGCTTGGGCTTGAGCGCTTCTTCTCCGTAACGCAGGACGGCATCAAGAGCGCAGCGGGGGGCGAATTCATCTTCAAGGGGCTTCGCTACAACGTACAGGGCATCAAATCGACCGAAGGGGTCGATATATGCTGGGTAGAAGAAGCGCAAACTGTTTCGGAAGATTCTTGGTCGACGCTCATTCCCACAATCCGGGCGAAGGGATCAGAGATATGGGTGAGCTTCAACCCGCAGGCCGAGGACGAACCGACCTATAAGCGGTTCATTTCGCACACGCCGCCAGGCGCTGTAGTCGTCAAGGTAAATTACACGGCAAATCCGTGGTTGCCTGACGAACTGAAACGTGAAGCTGAGTACCTGAAAAGTATCGACCGCGAGGCGTATGAGCATATATGGCTTGGCTTTCCGCGCGCAATCTCAGGCTCGGTGATCTTCGCAGGCCGGTACGCGGTCGAGCCGTTCGACGATGATTTGTGGCGGAAGGCGCAGCGGCTGCACTTCGGTGCAGACTTCGGTTTCGCGAACGATCCCTCAACACTTGTTAGGTCGTTTGTGCACGAACGCACGCTGTACGTCGAGCATGAGGCATACGGGGTAGGCGTTGAGATTGATGAGCTACCGGCCCTCTACGATTCAGTGCCCGGCGCGCGCGATTGGCCTATCAAAGGCGATAGCGCAAGGCCGGAGACGATCAGCTATCTCAAGCGGCAGGGATTCCAGATCAAGGCCGCTGATAAGTGGCAAGGGTGCGTAGAGGATGGTATCGCGCACTTGAAAGGATTTGAGCGCATCGTGATTCATCCACGGTGCAAGCATATGGCGGATGAGGCGCGGCTCTACAGCTACAAGGTGGACCGAATCACAAACGATATTCTCCCGGTGGTAGTTGATAAGCATAACCACATGTGGGACGCCCTGCGTTATAGCCTTGACGGCTATATCAAGGGAAAAGGCAGAGGGTTTCTCTTTGGTTGATTTTTCAAGGTTGTTTGGCCGGTTCAGAAAACCGGAACAAGCGCCAGCGCCAGAGGTACGCCCAAAGCGAAAGACAGGTCCAGAAATCGTTTCCGCCTGGACTGAAAGAGAAAGCGTCAGCATCGCCGACTATATCGCCGGGCTTGCCTTAATCGCCCCAACACCCGTTCTTGACAAAGGAACGATGGATGATGTGGGCAGCGGAAGCAATCAAGCCGATTTCAAGCTGGCATTTCGCATGGGCGACACGAGCATCAATGAGATGCTCTCAATGTGGTACGCGCGACAAGGCTTCATTGGTCATCAGCTTTGCGCGATCCTCGCGCAGCAGTGGTTGATCAACAAAGCGTGTTCCCGGCCCGCTGAGGACGCGCTGAGGCACGGGTACAAGATCGTCACAGCGGATGGAGATAAGCTACCGGAAGAGGCGCTTCGCATTCTCAAGCGCGCTGACAAGGCGCACAAGCTCCGGCAGAAGATGTTTCGGTACATCCGCATGGGGCGGATATTCGGCCTTGCGATTGGCGTCTTTCATATCGAATCGCGTGACCCGAAGTTTTACGAATACCCATTCAACCCCGAATCCGTGACGCCGGGAAGCTATAAGGGCGTTTCGCTCGTAGAGCCGTATTGGTGCGTACCGCAAATAGAACACCGCACGGCGGCAGACCCCGCCGACCCGCATTTCTACGAGCCGACATGGTGGAAAATTGGCGCGCGTCTGTTCCATCGTTCTCACCTGTGCGTGTACCGCCAGGATGAGGTTTCAGACATTCTGAAACCCGCGTACTTTTACGGCGGCATCCCAATTCCGCAGAAGATTCTTGAGCGGGTGTACGCGGCGGAGCGCACAGCAAACGAAGCGCCCGCGCTGGCGATGAACAAGCGCACGACCGTATTCAAGACGGACGCCGACCGCGCTTTCGCGAACTTCGAGGAATTCACGCGGAAAATGCAGGACTGGATTGCATTCCGCGACAACCACAGCATCAAGATTGCCGACAAGGAAGCCGAAGACCTACAGCAGTTCGACACGACGCTGACCGATTTCGATACGGCGATGATGTCGCAATACCAGCTTGTCGCAGCCGCCGCCGAAATCCCGGCCACAAAGCTGCTCGGCACAACACCGAAGGGCTTCAACGCGACCGGAGAATATGAGGAAGCGAGCTATCACGAAAC